AATTAATTCATGACCAACTAGATGAATCAGATGGAAGTATTGAATTAAGAAATGCAATATTTGAATCTTGTTTATTAGGAACAGGAATTATTAAAGGACCTTTTACTTATAATAAAACTTTACACAAATATACTGATACTGGTAACGGTAGAGAATATACACCAGAGTTTGTAAAAGTTCCAAGAGTAGAATTTGTTAGTATATGGGATTTCTATCCAGACCCTAATGCTAGAAAAATGGAAGAAGCTGAATATATAATTCAAAGACATAGATTAAACAGAAGTCAGTTTTTGGATTTAGCAAACAGACCTTTCTTTAGTAGAGAAAAAATTTTAGAATGTATTAAGATGGGTGCATCTTATACAAAGAAAGAATGGGAAACAGATATTGATTTAGAGAAAAGTCATTATGCTGATTTAACACATAACAGATTTGAAGTATTAGAATACTGGGGAACAGTAAATGCATTAGAAGCTAGAGAAGAAGGTTTAGATATTGATGAAGATATAGCTGATGATGCAGAAGTCCAAGTTAATGTTTGGATGCATAGAGGTAAAGTAATTAGAATAGTAGAAAATCCTTTTAAACCTTTTAGAGTTCCTTATCAAGCTTTTGTATATGAAAAAAATCCTTATACATTTTTTGGAATAGGTGTTCCAGAAAATATGGATGATGCTCAACAGATTATGAATGGTCATGCAAGAATGGCTATTGATAACTTAGCATTAGCAGGTAACTTAGTATTTGATGTAGATGAATCTGCTTTATCATCTAATCAAACTATGGAAATACATCCAGGTAAAATATTTAAAAGACAATCTGGTGTACCAGGTCAATCTATTTATGGATTAAAATTTCCAAACACTGCAGTTGAGAATATGCAAATGTTTGATAAGTTTAGACAACTTGCAGATGAATCTACAGGTTTGCCTTCTTATTCACATGGACAAACTGGTGTTCAAAGTATGACAAGAACAGCTTCAGGTATGTCTATGCTTATGGGTGCAGCATCATTAAATATTAAAACAGTAATTAAAAATATTGATGACCAATTAATTAAACCTTTAGGAGAATCTATGTTCCAATGGAATATGCAATTCTATGAAGGTGACTTACCTATAAGAGGTGATTTAGAAATCAAAGCAACTGGTTCTTCTAGTTTGATGAAGAAAGAAGTTAGAAGTCAAAGACTAACTATGTTCTTACAAACTGTACAGAATCCAGCAATTGCTCCTTTTGTACGAATGTCTGAGGTAATCAAAGAGTTAGCACACTCACTTGATTTAGACCCAGAAGAAATTATGAATACAAAAGATGAAGCAGAAATATACGCAAAAATAATAGGACAACAAAATGTTAACAAAGGAACTGGCGACCAAGCTGATGTCAATGGTCAACTCGGAGCAATGGCAGGTTATGGAGGAGTACCTGAACAAACTCCAGGAGCAAACAACACAGGAAATGGCGAAAGCCCAATCGGACCTGGTAATACACCAATGCCAGGGGAGATGGAATTTACTGGACAGGTTGAAGAACCTACGTCATCAAGTTAGAGATATAATTAAATAGTGTTGACGAATTAATATTCGATTGCTATAATATTATTAATTGGAGAAGTATAATGAAAAAGAAACCTATAAATATGGCTACTGGTGGATTAATGTCACAACCACCTTACATTAAAGATTTAGATAATTCACAAGATACAGGTATTACACCATATGATGTAAATACACCTAAATCTGCTAGAAGAGGTATGCCATCTAGATTATTATCTCCAACAAGAACAAGATTTGAAAAAGGTGGTGAAACATTTCCTGATTTAAGTGGTGATGGAGAAGTTACACAAAAAGATATATTAATAGGTAAAGGTGTAATTAAAAAAGCTAAAGGTGGATTAATGAATAGAATGAAATTTAATGAAGGTAAACTATCAACTAGAGAAGTTATTGAAATGAAAAAAATGGAACAACTTCAAGCTATGAAAGATAGTGGTTTACCTTTAACTGACCAACAAGAACAAGAATTAGAATCTTACAATGCAGCTAAATCTGTTAAACCAGCAGAGATGGCATTAGGTGGTGCAGTAGGAATTGAAATAGGTAAATATGACCAAAGACCAGATTACCAAGCATATGCTGAAGGTGATGTAGTAGAAGATATGAATGAAGCTGAAACAGATATGGAAATGATGGCAGAAGAAGACCAAGGTTTATTAGAACCAATGGGAATGAATGAAGAACCTATGGATGATATGGAAGATGAAGACATGGGTGATATGGATGCTGTTGTAGATGTCTCTGCATTATCAGAAGAAGAAGAAAAGATTTTAGATGAAGCAATTGAAATGCATCCTGAACTAGAAGCTATTATTCCAAAAATAGTTGCAACAGAATTTACAGATGATGGAGAAGTAGAAGGACCAGGTACAGGAACTTCAGACTCTATCCCAGCATTATTATCAGATGGTGAATTTGTATTTACAGCAAAAGCAGTTAAACATCTTGGTGTAGACAGATTAAGAAAAATGATGAAACAAGCTGAAGAAGCTTATGACGCTGGAATTAAATCTCAAGCTGAACAGCAAGAGATGGTATAAAAAATTTATAGAGAAAGGTAACTCTATGAATAGACAAGCTACCTTATAATATATTTTTATTATAAGCCCTTGTAGTTTTGTTTCTAAACCCAAACACCTACCTTAGCTACCTTCAAGTTAAGAAGCCCTAAAGGAGGACTATATGAGTGAAGAAAACAAAGAAGGACTAAAAAAAGTCGCAGCAAACCCTTACAACATGAGAAAAGCTTGGCATAATGATGATTCAATGCCTAAGCCACTTCAAAGTGCTGATAGTGGTTTGTTTGTGCCAGACCCTGCTAGTGTTCAAGAAGAACAGACAGCTACTGCCGAAGGCAACCCTGAAAGTTCTGAACAGGATACTACAGCTACTGTGGATAAGGTTCAAGATTCTGCATTAAATGTTGATTCTAATCCTTATGCAAAAGTTGATTACAAAAAGAGGTATGATGACCTCAAACGATACTATGACAGGAAACTAGGAGAATGGAATAGTAGGGAAGACGAACTTAAAACACAATTAAGGGAAAACAGACCTAAATACCAACCACCTAAATCTGCTGAAGAGCTTGATGCTTTTAAGAAAGATTATCCTGACATATATGGTGTTGTGGAAACTGTATCTCACTTGCAGTCTCAAAATGAGATTAAAAGTATGCAAGAAGAATTAGAAGGTTTAAAGAAAGCTAATAAATCTTTACAACAAAGAGAAGCTGAATTAGAACTTTCTAAGTATCATCCAGACTTTGAGAATATTAAGGAGTCAGATGATTTTCATCAATGGGCTGATGCTCAACCAATGGAAATTAAAAAATGGATATACGAAAATAATTCTGATGGTAAACTTGCTGCAAGAGCAATTGACCTGTATAAGAAGGACCGAGGACTTGGATTAGATAAAAAAACTACGAAGAAACAACCAAAGGCTGAAGGAGCTGATTTGTTAGTTAAAACAAACGAACAAGTACAAGTTCCACAATCTAAGGAAAATTTCTTCAAGCGTTCTGATATTTCTAAAATGTCAGACACTGAGTTTATGGAATACGAAAAAGAAATTCTAAAAGCTCAGAGAGAAGGTAGAATTATAGAATAATTTTATCTTTATTTTTTTATTAACCAATAACAACAAAGGAGTATAACTATGGCTAAATTTGCTGGTGGTTCTACATATAACTTTGGATTATCGGTTTCAGGTCAAACTAATGGTTTTTTTATTCCTGAAATCTATTCAAAGAAAGTACAAATCGCACTTAGAAAGGCTGCTGTTGCTGAAGCTGTTTGTAACACAGACTATATGGGTGAGATTTCTCAATACGGTGATACAGTAAATATAATCAAAGAACCTCAAATCAGTGTAAACGATTACACTAGAGGTTTAACTGTAACATCAACTGACTTAACAGACCAAGAACTTGTTCTTACAATTGACCAAGCGAAGTCTTTTTCTTTCAAATTGGATGACTTAGAGAGAAGATTTTCTCATGTTAATTTCCAAGCGATTGCTTCAGACAACGCTGCGTACAAACTGAGAGATGCAATGGATAGCAATATCCTAGCTGCTATCTCTTCAGGTGCTGGTGTAACAACTGGAATGGGAACAACTTCTACTCCAATCGACATTGGATTTGGTTCTGGTGAAGTTGACCCATTAAATCAAATGGCGTTAGCTGCTAAAGAGCTAGATGAAAACAATGTTCCTGAAGAGGGAAGATGGTTTGTAGCAGCTCCTGAGTGGTACAACGTACTATCAAACACAGCTTCTAAATTGTTAACTGTTGACTTCAACGCAGGTCAAGGTTCAATTAGAAATGGTTTGGTTGCGTCTGGATTACTTAGAGGCTTCTCAATGTACAAATCTAACAACTTACCAACTAACGACTTATCTGGTGCTACACCTGCTGGTTCAGCAACTGCACCTGAAGCTTTATTTGGACATATCTCAGCTACTTCTGCTGCTTCAGCAATGAACAAAGTAGAAACTGTTAGAGATACTGCTACATTCAGCGACATCGTTAGAGGTCTAATGGTATGGGGTAGAAAAGTACTTAGAGACGATTCAGTAGGTAAAATTATCTACGTTATCGACTAATACCAAATAACTTAGTAGGGGGTAGCAATATCCCCTGCTATCAATCAATTAACTTATAGGATTTTTATTATGCCAATGAAAAAAGCAATGCCTGGTGGCAAAGTAACTAACAAAGGTAAATACAAACATGGTGGCAAAGTACATGCTAAAGCATCAGATAAAAAGAAAATGATGTATGGTGGTATGATGCATAAAAAGAAGAAGTAATACTATGGGAATTATGTCTTCACCTGCTTGGACTCGTAAAGAGGGTAAAGACCCTAAAGGTGGTTTAAATTCAAAGGGTAGAGCATCTTACAATAAAGGTCGAACAAAGACTGGAAAGAAAAGAAATTTAAAACCACCTGCTCCCAATCCTAAAACTAAAAAAGATGCTAATAGAAGAAAAAGTTTTTGTGCTAGAATGAAAGGTATGAAAAAGAAATTAACTTCTAAAAAAACTGCAAGAGACCCTAATTCAAGAATTAATAAATCATTAAGAGCATGGAATTGTTAAATGGCTAAAACTTACTTATCAATGGCTAACGAACTGTTAGTAGAAATAAATGAACCAGAATTAACAACTGTAACTGGTGCTGTAGCTATTCAAAAATTTGTAACTAATTGTGTTAACAGAGCTTACTTTGATATAGTAGATGCACAAGATACTTGGTCATGGTTAACAACAGCATCACCTCAAAATAATTATAATGGTAATACTTATATTGAAACTGTAGCTGGTACTAGATGGTATTTATTAAAAGCAGGTTCAACAAGTGTTGATACAGATTATTCTAATGTAGATTGGGATAGTTTTAAATTAACTGAAGAAGGTGTATCAGGTAAAACTGCACCTTATACAATTAAAAGTTTACCATTTGTAACTTTAGAAACTTGGAAAGATTTTTATGCTAATGGTGAAGAACAAGATAAATCAGATAATCAAACATATGGAGTACCTTCTAGAATTTTAAGAAGTGAAGATGGTAGAAGATTTGGTTTATCACCAATACCAAATGGAGTATACAGAATTTATTTTAATGCATTTAATAGACCATCAGAATTAACTAATGATACTGATGTAGTATTATTTCCTGAACAATACAAACCTGTATTATTAGCAAGAGCAAGATATTATATTTATCAATTTAAAGATAATATATCTCAAAGTCAATTAGCTTTAGATGAATATAAAAAAGGTTTAGATAAAATGATTAATCAACTTAATGCTCCACAACCTAAATATGTGGAAGATGATAGAAGATTATTTATATAGAGGATTAACAAATGCCAACACAAGGAGCTTCCATTACTGTACAAGGTGGCTTGGACTTAGTTTCAAGTTCACATGCTTTATTTAGAACTCCAGGTGCAGCTACTAAATTACAAAATTTTGAATCAGCAACAACTGGTGGATATAGAAGAATAAGTGGTTATCAAAAATGGGGAACTACTAGTGCAGTCATTCCATCAGGTTCTGCTTTAGATTCTATTCATGGAATTAAAAATTATAATGATGGTGTATTAGTTGCACAAGCTAATGATTTATATTGGAGTAATAATGGAACATCTTATGTCCAAATAAATAAAGATACTTTTACTGCAATAAGTGGAACAGTAAGTATTAGTTCTGGTTCTCCTACTGTAACAGGAACTAGTACAACTTTTACAAATCTACATGTTGATGATGTAATTAAAATTGATAATAATTATTATCATATTTTATCTATTCAAAGTGATACAGAATTAACTTTAGATATAAATGCTGATACTACTATTACTAAAAATGGTTTAACATTATATGAAAGTGGTATAGCTGCAGCTTCTTTATCTTCAGCTACAACAATATCAAGAACAAATCAATCAAATGTTCAATTTATTAATTTTGAATCTGAAGGTAATCAAGGTGCTATATATTTTGTAGATGGTATAAATAAAATAGCTGAGTTTCAAATAGATGATGATGGTTATCATTTTTTAGAAATAAATAGAGGTGCTCCAAGTAAATGTAAATTTATTGAAAAATTTTCAGAAAGAATTGTAGTATCTGGTAATAGTGATTATCCTAGTTTAGTATATTATAGTACTAGATTAAAACCATGGGATTTTGAACAAGCTTCTGCAGGGTCTATTGATGTAGGAGATGTTGTTACAGGTATTAAAGTATTTAGAAATTCATTAATTATATTTTGTAAAAATAGTATATATGAGTTGACAAACCTTGATTCTACACCTATAATTAAATCAGTAACTAAAAATATAGGTTGTGTAAGTGGCAACTCAATCCAGGAGATAGGTGGAGATTTAATTTTTCTAGCACCTGATGGATTAAGAACAGTTGCTGGGACAGCTAGAATTGATGACGTTGAATTAAGTTCTATCTCTAGAAAAATTTTACCTCTTGTAAATGACTTATTAAATAATATTGGTAATTATACTTTATCAAGTATTGTTATTAGAGAACGAAGTCAATATAGATTATTTTATTATCAAACAGGTTTAGCTGATTCTGGACAAAGTGGAATTATAGGTACATTTAAATATAGTTCAGAAGGTGTTCCTGCTTTTGAATGGAGTCAATCAAAAGGTATTCCTGTAAAATTTTGTACCTCAGATTTAAATAGTGCAGGTACAGAAGTTATTTATCATGCTGATGAATCTGGATATGTTTATGAACATGATACTGGTAATAGTTTTGATGGTAATAATGTCGTAGCAGAATTTCAAACACCAGACATGGACTATGGTGATAATGGTTTAAGAAAAAGTTTATATAAAGTAAAAGCTAATATTGAACCTGAAGGTACTCAAAACGATTTAAAATTAAAAATTAGATATGATTTTAATAGTGCTGAAGTTCCACAACCAAATGATTTCAATGTAGGTAATTTAAGTTCACCTTCTTTATTTGGAACAGCATTATTTGGTTCAGCAGTATTTGGTGCTGCTACTCTACCAAGTAAAAGTATTATAGTTACTGGAAGTGGTTTTTCAAACAACTTTAAATTTTTTAGTAATGATGCAAATGCTCCATACTCAGTTAACGGAATGTTTGTTTCATTTATAGCAGGAGGAAGAAGATAATATGGCAGGATATACTAGACAAAGTTCATTTGCAGATGGTGATACTATAACAGCATTACTTTTTAATAATGAATATAATCAACTATTAGCAGCATTTAATAATTTAACAGGACACAAACATGATGGTACTACTGCTGAAGGACCTGTCATTGGTTTAATTGGAGATGCAGGATTAGCAACTCCTTTAAATAAAATTCTTATTGATAGTACAAATGATGAAATAGAATTTCATATAGATGTATCAGGAACATCAACTGAACAATTTAAAATAACTGATGGTGCAATTGTTCCAATAACAGATAATGATATTGATTTAGGTACATCTAGTTTAGAATTTAAAGATTTATATATTGATGGTACTGCTAATATAGATGCATTAGCAATGCCTACTACAACAGTTACAGATATATTAGATGAAGATACAATGTCATCTGATAGTGCAACTGCATTAGCAACACAACAAAGTATTAAAGCTTATGTAGATTCTCAAGTAACTGCACAAGATTTAGATTTTCAAGCTGATACTGGTGGTGCTTTAAGTATTGACTTAGATTCTGAAACTTTTACATTAACAGGTGGTACAGGTATTGATACTTCTGGTTCTGGTAATGCAGTTACATTTGCGATTGATTCAACAGTTGCTACATTAACAGGATCACAGACACTTACAAATAAAACTTTAACAACTCCTGTTATATCTAGTATTTCAAATACAGGTACAATAACATTACCTACATCTACAGATACATTAGTAGGTAGAGCAACTACAGATACTTTAACAAATAAAAGCATTGATTTAACAGATAATACACTTTCTGGAACATTAGCAGAATTTAACACTGCAGTATCTGATGCAACATTAGTATCTACAACTGGTTCAGAAACATTAACTAATAAAACTTTAACATCTGCTGTATTAAACACAGGTGTATCTGGAACAGCTGTACTAGATGAAGATAATATGGCTTCAGACTCAGCTACACAATTAGCTACACAACAATCTATTAAGGCTTATGTAGATTCACAGGTAGCTACAGCAAATGAATTATCAGAATTAACAGATACTAATATTACTTCACCTGCAGATGGTGCATTACTATTTTATGATACAGGTACATCAAAATGGATTGATAATGTTGTATCTGGAGATATTACAATTGCAGATACAGGTGTAGCTGCTATTGGTACAGGAGTAATTGTAAATGCTGATGTTAATTCTAGTGCTGCAATTGCTTATTCTAAATTAAATTTATCAGGCAGTATATTAAATGCTGATATAAATTCATCAGCTGCAATTGATGCAACTAAAATTCATGATGGTACAATATCTAATACAGAATTTGGATATTTAAATGGTGTAACATCTGCAATACAAACTCAATTAGATGCTAAAGCAGGTAATAGTTTTGCCGTGGCAATCGCTATTGCACTTTAATTTACTATTGACAAAATTAATAACAAGGATATAATTAATAATAATAAGGAGACACAAATATGGCACAGGATTTTGAATCTACAGCTACACAGATCACTAATTCTGAAACTGCTCTACTAACTGCAA